CCGCAGATATATGTCTCTGCCGGATAAAGAGCCTGATGCTATCATCGGAATCTGCGATACAAAAGCCAAAGGAACCGACTACATGTTCCTGCCTTGCTTTTACAAGTACGGCACCGATTACTACATGGAGGACTGTATCTGCTCCAACGAATCGGATTTTGATATCCAGTACAACAATATCGCCGATATCATTGTGCGGAACAGGATGCAGATGGTTGACTTTGAGAGCAACTCCGGCGGTGACCGTGTTGCGGAGAACATCGAGAAGCTGCTTATCGGTCGGCAGAACTGCGGAATAACGATGCACTACACTACGCAGAACAAAGAGACAAAAATCATTGTCAATGCCGAGTGGGTGAAGAAGCACTGCCTGTTCAAAGACCGGAGCAAATATACACCGAAATCCGATTACGGAACGGCAATGGGATTCCTGACAAGTTATACCGTAGCCGGAAAGAATGCTCACGATGATGTTCCCGATGGTCTTGCTCAGTTTGCGCAGTTCACGGGAAATCTTCTCGGAGCAAAGACAGAAATCATGGACAGCCCGTTTTAGGAGAACGACATGGAAATCGACAGCGCCGGAGCAGAGAATCTGATAATCGCCATAACAAAACAGGCCGCGAGAGACTTGGAAACCAGAATGTCAGCCTGGAAGAGAAAACCGAACAGAGATACATTATTCGACCGCGATGAGTGTGTGCGATATTTCCGATCTCCGCTTTTTAAATCTTTTTCGGAGATAGATCCGGAATTCATTCTTGAGCAGCTGAAAAGAAAGCAGTGGGGTACAGACGATTGACAGTTAAACAATATTTGAACCAGATCCAAGACTGCCGTAAGCGGATCAGGGAGAAGCAGGAACAGATTGAGCAGAAAAGAATTCTTGCGGAGTCTATCACGGCAGGAGCAAATGATATAAAGGTGCAGTCCTCGGGTGACTATGACAGGATGGCAACAGCGGTAGCGAATATCATTGACATGGAGGCAGAACTGCAAGTGATGATTAACGAGTACATCGCAACCGAGAAGGTGATATCCGCTCAGATCGATGCAGTTGACAGACCTCTCGAGAGAGAAGTGCTCCATTGGCGCTATGTCTGCGGTAAGACATTTGAGGAGACTTCGGTCATCATCGGTAAAACATACCGGCACACAACAAGAATTCATGGTCTTGCGTTGAAAAATTTTCGAGAAAAATACAAAATTCGCTAAAAATGTCATGGAATGTCCTAGAATGTCCTATTTTGGATTTGATATGGTTAGACTAGCAAAATGTGAAAATCGATAAGCTTGTGAGCAGGAAACTGTTTTGCAAGCTTTTTTTATTGCTCAGATTGGAGGTGAATCCGATGAGCACATATGACGGAGCATATGAGAAGTTGCAGGTAGAACTGCATGGCAGACATCGGATATACACCGATGCCCGTGAAATCACGGAGAGCAATATCATTTCGGTTCTCCGGGATGCACTTACCATCCACGAAAAGAACCGGCAGGAAATCGCATATCTGCTCAACTACGAAAAAGGCGATCAGCCGCTGAAGCGCGAGAAGAAGATCCGCTCCGATATCGACATCAAGGTTGCGGATAATATCGCAAACCAGATTACGGAATTTTGGCTCGGTTACTTCTGGGGTAATCAGTGGACATATGTTCAGCGAGGTGACAGAGACTTATCAATTGACGGTTCGGGTTCTGATGAAAACGCCATCACGCTGCTGAACCAAATGAATGATAATGAGCAGTCTTACACAAAAGTGCAGGAACTGGCGAGATACGTGGAAATCTGCGGACTTGGTTATCAGATGGTTGATATCAAACGCAATTATGTCAATGGCGGTTCAGTGTTTGACCTTCATACACTAAACCCAATGAATTCATTCGTAGTTTACAGGAATGATATCTGGAATACGCCGATGATGGGCGTTGCATATACACAATTGAGGAATGGTGACAGATACTTCACCTGCGTTACCAAAGACAGATGGTACGAAATCCGCAATATCACAGAATTGATAGATGGAACCAAGACAAAGACATGGGGGCATTTTGGAAAATCCGGAATGATAAATCCAATCGGCAAGGTGCCTTTTGTCGAATATGTCCGCTCGACAGACAGGATGGGTGTTTGGGAAAGACAGATTTCGGAGATGGATGCTTTGAACATCGAGGTATCCGACTACGCTAATGCTGTTGCACAGGCCACGCAGGAAATCTGGTGGATGAATGATGCGGAATTCCCGACAAATCCTACCACCGGCGAGAAAGTCAAGCCGAAATCCGGTCAGTGGTTACAGACCAAGACGGCTCCCAACGGAAACAGACCGATGATACAAGCACTATCCAGTACATTCAACTACAACGGTACGCAGGAAAACATCATGAACAAGCGTGACATCATCTTGCAGAAGTGCTACGTACCGCTTCAGTCGGAGCCGGGCGGTGGTTCGACAGGAACTGCTTACTCAATGTCTTCCGGATGGACAGCTACTGAAGCTGTGGCAACGAAGCAGGAGAGTATCATTCGCGGTGCTGTCATGGATCTGGTCGAACTGGAACTGCTTGCCATCAAGAATTCGGGATACCTGCCGTCAGGACATGCTCTTGAAAAATTGCAAATCACTGACATTTATCCGAAATTCCCGAGGCAGAAAACATTCGACCTCGGAACCAAGACAAATGCGATGGTCACGATGATTAAAGCCGGCATCAACGGCAGAACTGCAATGCAGGTAGTCGACCTCTTCCCGGATGTCGCACAGGCATGGGCCGATTCGAAAGACCTCATCGAGAAATTCCAGAAATCACTGTTTGAGAGAAATCAAAGCAGAGAACCTGCCGAGGGTGGCAGTAAAAGAACGATGTCAGACCTTACCGATCAGGAAGTCAACTCACCTACGCTTGACGGATTCCGTACAGGCAATGACAGAGGCGGTGATGTCTGATGCCACTGGCTTTTGATGAACTCAACGTACTGGCAATCAGTACCACAACCTTTGAGAAGCTGAATGAAATCGCCGGAAAGAGAAAGCAGAAACACATCGACATTGACAGGTACTTCGATGAGATGGAGTTATCTGAACTCGATGCGGAAATGAGAAAGCAATACGCTAGGCGAATGGACGAAATCCTGTTTGCAATACTGGCACTGCTCTTCATGATGTTGAAGCGCAATGCCTATGACAATGTTTCGGCGATTAAAAATAAACTTGCAAATGACCTGCTGAGACTCACGGAAGAATTCACTTCACCGGACACCGCGATGCAGAATTACATTTATCGGTATTCGGAGAATTTCATTCAAGTCACTGTACTGAGAGCGCAGTTATATACCGATGATCAGGAAGAAAAATTAGCCTACTGGTTCTCGGAAGACAGGTCAACATTCAATGCCGAAAATGAGGCGAATACGATTTTCAACTACGATGATTATCGTATCGCCAAAGAACAAGGCATGACACAAAAGCAGTGGCTGACAATGCGAGATGAACGGGTCCGGCAGACACATGCTCATATAGACGGCATGATAATTCCAATAGACGCACTCTTCCCGGTTGGAGAAGCAATGCTCCGTTATCCCAAGGACTGGGAGATGGGCGAGGCTCATCCCGAGGAACTGATCAATTGCAGATGCCAAATTAAATACTTCTAGAAAATCGAGAATCACTTCGGTGGTTCTCTTTTTTATACATTTTTTCGTCTCCCAGAGAAGAGAGACGTTAATAAACAATCCGCAAGAGTTGCAGAGAAGCACGTTAAAAAACGCGAAAGGACACGAAATGGAAGAAAAGAAAACTCTGGAACAGAACGAAAACACTGAGCAGGCGCAAGCAACTGAGAACACAGAGCAGGAGAATAAGGCTCCTACCGTAGAAGAACTGATGGCTGAACTTGCGAAAGAGAGAGCAGAAAAGGCTCGCCTGAAGAACAGTTTCGACAAGGCATCTTCCGAAGCAGCGACATACAAGAAAGCGCTCAGAGAAAAGCAGAGCGCAGAAGAGATTCGGGCAGAGGAAGAGGAAAAGGCAAAAGAGGAACGTCAGAAACAGTTCGATGAACTGGTGGCATTCCGCAAAAAAGCCGAAGCCAAAGGTCGATACGCACTCCAGGGCATGGATGAGAAACTGGCAACCGAGGCCGCAGAAGCAGAGGTGGCAGGTGATTACGATCAGCTTGCCAAGATTCAGAAACAGCATACAGAGAATCTTCTGAAAGCCAGAGAAGCCGAGTGGATGAAGAATCGTCCGGAACCGCTCGGAGGTGGATCGGGCGATGCAGATAATGACCCATTCCTTGCCGGGTTCAATTCTGTCCCGACAAGGTTTTAAACGAAAGGAGACATAAGCGATGGCTACAATCAATTATGCAGCTAAATATGCTCCGCAGGTAGATATGCGTTTTACGCACGGAGCAATTACGAATGGACTTGTTAATCAGAACTTCGACTGGATCGGTGTACAGACCGTAAAGGTATTCAGCCGCGCACTTACCGCACTGAATAACTATCAGGCATCAGGCCTTTCCCGTTACGGTACTCCGGAAGATCTCGGTAATGATGTGCAGGAGATGACCCTCGGACAGGATAAATCCCTTACTTACATCATCGATAAGAAGACCGAACAGGACACTATGGGTACGATGGAGGCAGCTGCTACTCTGGCAGAGAACATCGACAATGTAGTGGTTC